GGAAATTACCGATTTATTTATGTAAAAACCTAAAAAGGAGAGATAAAAATGTTGAAAATAATAATAACTAATGTAGATGTAGATGGTGAAGAAAATAAAGTTAATGTAGATTTGGCAGGTACTACTTTTAATCTAGGTAAACACACAGTTAAGCAGGATAGTGACGAAAATACATTTCAAATTGTGCCTAGAAATAATGTTAAAAGTATATTGGATTTTTATGAAGAAAAATTTAGTGAAAAAATGGAAGAAGATGAAGATAATGTAAAGGAACAATTACAGAACTATTTTACCATGAAATTGCTGTCCGAATTGGGAATAGAAGAATATCCCCTGAAAGTTGAAAAAGTAGGGGATGATTACACTGTTGAGGGGATTAAAGAGGATATAGAATTTGAAGTATTTGAAGTAACAGAAGATGAATAATCCAAATAAAAATCAGAAAGGGGAATAACAATGAAAGAAATGGATAAGCTGTGGAGCAAATTTAAGGAATTAGGTGATTATGACACAAAGTTATTGAAGGAAGGTAAAATATCACCTGAAGAGCATGGTAAATTATGCTCACTAACAGATGAAATTAGTGAGCAAGTCGGGATTATATTGGAAAAACAAACTGACTTATCTAATTTGTCTGATTTAGTTGATAGATTGGAAAGGGCAGTTGAAAAACTGGAGAACATTCAGATTATTATTCAGGGGGGTAATCAATGAACAGGACTTTAATTAAACTCCATAAAAAAGCTAGCATAGTTAATAATAAGAAGAAGTATCAAGGGTTAAAATTCAGTACTGTTTTGGATATAATGCTTGAAGGATGGGATATGGCATGTCAGGATTTTGAAAAACCAGAAATGGGTATAAAAGAAAGGGGAATAAATAATGCATAGTGAATTGGAAAAGGGATTTGTCAGTAAAGGTGTTATGTGTCCGAAAGATGAACAATTTGTAACTAATACTAAATGTAGAGATTGTAAGTATATGAAACATGAGGGACTCTATAATATCTTTTGCAAATATAAATACTCAAATTCGGGGAAAATAAAGAATGATAGAAAATAACTCAAATTGGAAGGTCAAGATGACTATTAAAACGACTGCTGATAGATGTCCTCATAATTGTGGGGATATGTGTTTTAGTGACAAGACTTCTGTTAATGGTAGTCCAGTTAAATGTAAAAAAGATATATGTCCTTATTTAATGAAAAAACAGGGGGTTTTAAAATGAAAAATCATGAGGATTATATGAGATTGATACAGCAGACAGCAACAGAATTGAGTAACAAAGAAAAATTCAAAGCATTAAGATACAACATTATTGAGTCACTGATAATTGAAGGTTGGGATTTGCTAGATGGACAGCTTCATCAAGAAGAACAAGAGAGGATAGAAGAACTACCTTTTAGAGAGGGGTTAATTGAAAAATTAAAAGGCAGGCAGATTTTTGTTACTGCCGGATGGTTGGAAAAGAATGACCCAGATATGTTAGATGTAATTGAAAATACAGACTATTGGCAATCAAAGTATGGACACGATAGACAAGCAATTCAACTAGCAATTTATTTTGAATCTGATGATATTGGTTATAAAGTATGCAGTGTTGAATCCTCTGAAAGTATTACAGACATATCTGATTATCTCTGGAGAGAAAGTTATGAAGTCTGGCTGACAGAGGATTTGGCATTATATTACAATGGATATAGAAATAAAGACCCATTATCCAAAGAATTAACTTAAAAAAAAATGAAGCCGGGTATGAGTCCCTTCATATCCGGCTTCATTTTATACTAGTTTACTGTGTTTTTTGACTTTTACTTAAAAATATGATATAATGGTATTAGAAGGTAGAAGAATGACCAAAATTAATAAAAAACAGGAAGGGGAATAAGAGAAATGACAACAATGAAAGTATATGAAGCAGTTGAAGTTCTGTTGTCCCGGTGTGACGGAGCAGTGTCACAAGACGGGATGGGATTCAATAAGTTTGACAGAAATAAAGTAGATAGATATGTAAGATATGAGAAAAATTATCAGAATGAACAAGTTTTGAAGGAAGTTTGCGAAAAATACAAAAATCAGCTAGGGATTGAAAAACTAGAGACTGAATTTGAAAAACCAAAATATGATGTTATTGTTCAAGAAAGCAGTGGAGAACTGGTTGTGAAATTCGATTATAACAAAGAAATAATTAACAGGGTTAAAAAAGTCAAAGGGAGAAGGTATAACCCCAAAGACAAAAACTGGTACATTCCTATTAATCAACTTCCAAAACTAAAAATTGAATTGAAAGATTTTAAAGTAAAATATGATTTTGAGGAATCAGAATTAAATGAAAAAAATGGTAGAAGAATCGAATTAAATTCCGAAAAAATCTACATTTATTTTGAATATAATGAGGACATTCTAGACAATATCCGGTCACTACCAGATAGAAGATGGAATAAACAAGCAAAAAGGTGGGAAGCAGGTATAAATCTTCCCAACTTAAATCAAATTTTGAAAATTGCTGAAGAATATGATTTCTCTGTTGACCAGAGAGTTTTTGAGAAAAAGCAGGAACTTGAAAATATTCTGGAAAAATCAAAAGCTGTTGAAAATGGAGAACAAATAGAAATTGAAGGTTTAAATCCTAATTTGGAACTCAAACCTTTTCAAAAAGCTGGAGTACAGTATGCAACCCAAAAGAAGAAATTGTTCATTGCAGATGAAGTAGGATTGGGGAAAACTCCCCAATCAATAGCGACAATCCACAAAGATAAATCTTATCCAACTTTAGTGGTTTGTCCAGCATTTCTGAAGTATAATTGGGAAAAAGAGTATAAAAAATGGATAGAGGAAGATTTAGATATTTGTATAATTGATGGTCGGGATAATGAAGAAATCCCAACTGATTGTGATGTATATATTATCAATTATATGATTATCCATCACAATTTGAACTTATTATTATCCCTCAATTTGAAATCTTTGATTATAGATGAATCTCATTATATAAAGAACCATAAAGCTAAAAGAACCAAAGCAATACAAAAAATTGCAGACAAAAAGGATTTTGAATATATCCTGTTATTGTCTGCAACTCCCCTCAAGAACAGACCTAAAGAATTAATTTCCCAACTTAATGTTTTAGGGAAATTAGAAGGTTTAGGTGGATTTTGGGGATTTGCTAACAGGTATTGTATTCAACAGACAGAATGGGGTCAGGATTTTGATGGAGCAAAGAATATGAAAGAACTCCATAATAGACTCCGAACTGAAGGATTTATTCGTAGACAAAAAGAACAGGTAATGAAAGAACTTCCACCAGTCAATAGGGCTTCAATTCCTGTTGAGATTGATAATAGAGAAACTTATAAACAAGCTGAAAGAGATATTATCCGGTGGATTAGAGAAAATGTTGGTACAAAAGAAGCACTTCGGGCAATGAAAGCAGAAATGATTGTTCGGTTAGGAAAGTTGAGAAGGTTATCTGCAGAAGGAAAACTCTCTTCAGTAGAAAAATGGGTTTCTAATTTTCTGGAATCCAGTGAGGAAAAAGTTATCGTATTTGCACACCACAAGAGCATAACAGAAAAATTAGCTGAAAAATTTGATGCACTTAAAATAACAGGAAACACTACTGCTGAAGAGAAAAATAAAGCAGTTGAAGAATTTCAAAATAATCCAGAAAAAAGATTAATAGTGATTTCCCTACAGGCTGGTAGTGAGGGGCTAACCCTCACTAAAGCTAAAAATATTGTATTCGTAGAATATGGTTGGACTCCTACTGAACACAATCAGGCAGAGGGAAGAGCATATGGTCGATTAAATGATGCTCATGGTATTAATTCATATTACTTTACAGGTGTCGACACTATAGATGAATACATTTTAGATATGATTGAAAGTAAAAGAGAAGTAGTCAACAAAACATTAGATGGGGAACTAGTTGACTCTGAAAAAATTAGAGATAATATAGTGGATGAAGTAATTGATAATTTAATTAAATAGTTGAAAAAACTGAAGTAAATGCTGTATATTATAATGCAGAAAGGGTGGTAGATATGAAATTGGGGGAGAAAATCCCCCACTTTTTTCTTACATAATTTTCAAGAAAGGGGGGAGAAATTTGGAGAATATTCAAGCAGTAAATATCTCTGACACTGATTACATAAAAGAATTAGCATTTAAATATCAAGACCTTAATCAGAAAAAACAAGAATACGATAAACAAAGGAAAGAAGTCAGGGATGTGATAAAAAACACAATGTCCGAAAAGGGCATAAAGGAATTTGATGATAGTGAAATAAATATCAAAATCATTGAAAATGAAAGGAAAAAAGTTGATGAAGAAGCACTACTGGAGATTATTGAAAAACACAATTTAGATGCAGTTAAGACTGCTCCTGATTTGACAAAATTGGAGAAAATTGTGGAATCGGGTGAACTATCACAGGATGTAATACAGGAAATTTCTGATTGTATTAAAGTCACAAAGTATGAATATATTAAGACCAAAGAAAAAGGGGATGATTAAATGGGTAATGATAGAACTAGATTATTATTGATGAATACCAGAACTAAACAGGTTCATCTAGCTTACCCAGATAAGGAAGGGTTAGAAGATTTAAACAGAGAAGATGCTTCAAATTATGAATCTGTCTGTTTTAGATTTAAACCTAATCAGAAAAATGGAAAACTATTTTATGGAACTTTTAAAGATGTTACCTGTGACCACTGCAGAGGATAAGGGGGAATACTAATGGCAAAAATAAAAGAATTTAAATATGGCAGGGGTTTTTCTACTGAATTAGATGGAACATGGCATAAATTTTACTCTGAAATAAGTAAAGAATTGGATGAAGAGGATGATTTTGAAAAAGTTAAAGAAGAAACAATGGCAGAAGTTGACAGTTTATTAGGAGAAAAAGTTACCAATTTATTTGAATCCAAAAAAGCTATGGATGAAAAAACGAAAAAATAATGTGTTTTTTCTCTCCTTCCCCTTAATATCACCTGCTATCTTTGTTGATATTAAGGGGTTTATCCCTTACTATAAAATCATTTTATAGTGCTTTATTCTACTAAAGTCCTTCTAATGTATGATATTACAGCAATTATCCCGGTTTTTCACCTAAAGCCAGCCTCTCTTTATATATAAACCTTTATTTATTTTTAAATAATGAAAGAATGATAATAATAGACAGAGAGAAAATTTTGGTAAAACTTTATAAAAGAAGGGAGTGGAGTATTTGTTTAGTAAAGAATTTCAGGAAGAACCCCTCTCACTAATTCTTTTAATATATTTATATGAAAACTCCAACAGTCCGATTGAATTTAGCTATAAACAGATTGAATCAGATTTGAATATTAGTAAGTATAAGCAGAAAAAGGCATTAGAATTTCTTCAAAATAAAAATATGTTGAATATACATAGAGAATTTAGCAGACAAAACAAAACTTGTTTAGCAGAAGTGAATTTAGATAATCCATTAGTCAAAGGAGTGGTAGGGAACTTGAAAAAACAAGGGGAATTAATAACAGGATTAACCAGAGAGGATTTGACTAGAGAATTAGATGATAACCCTTTATTAACTTATCCCTTCAAGATTAGTGGGAATAAAGGAAGAACTATTATGGATTATGGTATGCAGAAGTACATAAAAGCATTTTTTGGGAAGATTAGTTGGGATAAGGTAACATATCGGGATTTAGCTTGTGTATTAGCAATGTCAGCAGGGAAAAGACATAAAGATATGTTTTTCTACCAGTTGAAAAAAGCTAATTGGGCTGGAAAGATTATAAAAAAGTATTTCAATCATATTGAAAAAAGACATTTTTTATCTGTTGCAGTGGAATTTGTAAAAGAGTACGAAAAGAGTTATGATGATGGTCAGGGTCTTAATTGGAACTACATAGATAAACACACACAACATAGAAAAAAACTTTTGACAAAAGCAGAAAAGAATGTTATACTAGATGAAAGACAAAAAATAGGTCAGGTACTATGGGAGTGATGTCATGGAATATATTGAAAATTGTTGGGCTAAAAGTTATTGTAATTCTTACATGACAGATAACTGTAACAAAAACTGTTTAGGATATCAACAGTTAAAATTTCTTTATAAAACCAGTGGGATTCCAAAGAAGTATCAGCATCTACATAATTTAGATTTACAGAAATCAGATAAAGGTATTCAAAGTACATTAGAAAATTTTCGGGACAACATAGTTGAAAATGTGGAAAAGGGCAAAGGAGTTATAATGGTTAGTCAAAATAAGGGGAATGGGAAAACTAGTTGGGCTTGTATTTTTCTTAATTCATATTTTCGGGAAATTGCTTTGACCAATAATTTAAGAGTTAGAGGAAAGTTCATCTCTGTTCCTGATTTTCTGCAGGGATTGAGGGATGATTTTGATAAAGAGCAGAAAGAAATGAATAAGATAAAAAAACATATCAGGGAAGCAGATATTGTTGTGTGGGATGATATTGGAGTAGAGACTCCCACAAAATGGGTTCGTGAAACATTATATAACTTTATTAATTACAGAATCAGTAATGAAATGACACAGATTTATACATCTAACAGAACAGTTTCGGAACTTGAAAATATTTTAGGAGAGAGAATTTTCTCCAGAATAAGAGGGCAATGTCTGGGAGTCATTTTTTCCGGGAAGGACATGAGAATTAGGGGGGATAGACATTGATAGAATTGCAGTTCATTAATCAAATTCTTAATGACAGAAGTCTATCTCTAGTTCGACAGAATGATATCAATAAAGACCACTTCACTGCTTATCAGCAGGAATTTGAGTTTTTGGAAGAACATTACCGGGAATATGGATGTATTCCGGACAAAACAACATTTATTGATAAATTTCCAGACTTTGACATAGTAGATATTCAAGAGAGCAAAAGGTATTTAGTTGAGCAACTTAAAGAGCAGTATCTATTTTTGAAAATGTCTCCAGCTATCAGGAAAATAGCTGAATTAGCAGAAGAAGATAGTCGGGAAGCATATACATTCCTAAAACAAAAGATAGATGAATTTAATAAAATTTCTAGTACATATATGGAAGGGCAGGATTTAGTCAAAGATTCTGAAGATAGGCTTCAAGAATTTAAATCCAGACAAAAGGAAGATGGGTTGTTAGGCATAAAAACAGGGATAGAAGAATTGGATGAAGTAACTCATGGTTGGCAACCAGAGGATTTTGTTTCAATCATAGCAAGAACATCACAGGGAAAGACATGGTTATTGATGTTTTTTCTAGTACAGGCATGGAAGCAGGGGAAAAGAGTTCTTTTGTATAATGGTGAATTACCAAATCATGTTATAGGATTTAGATTTGATACTTTAAATCGACATTTTTCAAATACAGCATTAACCAAAGGGGATGAATCCCTCAATCAAAAATATGAGGATTACATAGAAGAATTGAAAAATATGGAGACTCCTTTTGTGGTCATCAAACCTAGAGATATAAAAGGAAAATTAACTGTTAGTAAGGTGGAAGGATTAATTGAAAAATATAAACCCGATATCGTGGGGATTGACCAGATAACTTTAATGGAAGATGAAAGGGGGGAGAGGGGTCAACCATCTTATCTGAAATATGAACATATTACTGAAGATATTTACCAATTGACTGAAAAATGTGCTGTCCCCATATTAGCACCACATCAAGCGAATCGGGATGCTGATTCTGACTCTGATATTGAAGATATTGATGATATTGAAGTTCCAAAAATAAGTGAAATTTATGGGAGTGATGCAATTTCTCACAATTGTCGGAGAATCATAACATTCAAGAAAGTAGATTTGATGACAAAGCTGGTCTTGAAAAAGAATAATTATGGCAAGGATAATCAGGAGATTCTCATGCTGTGGGATATGGATATCGGATTAATGAAACCATATTTAACAGTGGATAAGAGTGAAGGAGAAGAGAGAGTAAAACCAGTTAATCAGGATGACATTAATCTGTTTTAAGGGGAAGGGAAGAGGATGAATGAAAAGATGCTATAAAGGATGCACTTTAAAAGCTGTTCTGGACAAGGGTTCAGATGGAATAGAAAGAGTATATGCATCTGCTGTTGATGATGATACTGGTTATATTATTATGGAAGAATTTTATTTATCTAATATTACTGTTCCTGAAGTTATGAAGGATATAAAATTAGTTGTTGACTCTTACAGAGAAAATGAAGAATTGTGGGTAAATAAATAAATATTTTTATTTCTATGAATTCTATGAAGGGAGTGGTAATAAAAATGATAGAAGTTGGTGACACAATTACTTTTTGTCAGAGATTTTGGGGTCGGATAAAAGGAGCAAAAGTTATGTTTATTGATGAAGAGGGTGTGGATTATTTAGGTAAAAAAATTCTTGTTAAGTATAAAGACCCTGTTGGAAGAATTAGATTATCATTAATCCATCCCATGCAAATACCGGGTTATGAAGAACCAGAAAAATCTGAAAGGGATTGTTTAGAGAAAGTTATAGAAGAAATTGATGATGAAATAGAAAGTTCAGATTTATTGGGTAAAATTGAGCAGAATATTCCAGACCATGTGGGTTCTAGATATTGGCAGGGTTATGTAGATGCTATGAGGGGTTTAAAAAGAAAATTAAAGGATAAAATAGGGAATGAAAAAAAAGGGGAATAATTATGAGAGAAATTAAGTTCAGAATATGGGATTATAGATATGAAGAAATGTGGGAATGGGATAATATGTGTAATAGTGAAGAAGATGTACAAGATTTATTAAATAGAAGATTTTCTGATTTATCTCCTGCAATGCAATATACAGGGTTGCAAGATAAAAATGGTCAAGATATTTATGAGGGAGATATAGTAAAAGGTGTAGTGATGTTTCATGATGATTTATGGCATGTTGAGGGCGTAATTAAATATAATCATGGAAGATTTGTGATAGGCAAGTATAATTGTCCTCTACATAAATTTAGTAATGAAATTGGCAACAAAAATAATGAGATTGAAGTAATTGGGAATGAATTTGAACATCCTGCACTACTGGAGAGGGTAGAATGAAGATTATTAAATTTAAGGCATGGGATAAACATGAAGAAAAAATGATAAAAGACTTTACAAATTATGCTGGTTGGAAAGCAATAACAAATCATATGAATGTTTGGTGTGATGATAGATATATTAAACTACCTTTTACTGGAGTTAAAGATAAAACAGGGAAAGATATTTATAAGGGAGATATCCTCTTAAAGAAGAAAAAATGGGGGAATGATATATTAAAAATTAAAGGAAAGGTAGAGTTTAGGAAATTAGATGGTTTTATTGTTGAGTATATTGGATACAAATGTGAACCCTGTTCTCTTTATGAATTTTGTAGTGCTTTGAGTATAAAAGGAGAAACGATTGAAGTAATAGGTAACGAATTTGAACATCCAGAATTATTAAAGGAGTGAGTTAATGTCAGAAACATATATTGAAGTGTATGGTGTTCCAATATTCGCAGACATAAAGGAGATTTTGAAAAAGTTAGAGGATGAAGGTCACTACATAGGGAAAATTAAGACCACTGGAAATAACTATATGATGGTTTGTCCTTTTCATGATGATAATGACCCCAGTTTAGGTGTTGCTAGAAAGGATATGATTGACTACTCTGGAAGAAAAATTCCTGCTGGAACTTTTAATTGTTTTGGTTGTTCTTATAGTTCTGATTTAATCGGTTTTATATCGGACTTGAAAAAGGTATCCGGGAATGTAGCATATAAGTGGTTGGTTGAAAATTTTGTGGTGGGGGAATACAAGAAGAGGACAATTGATTTAAGTTTTCTAGATAGGCAAGATGAAGAAGAAATAAGTTTGGATGATTTTGACCATTATCATCCCTATATGGAAAAAAGAGGACTGTCCGGAAATCTAATATATATGTATGACATAAGGTATAATCCAGAGCATAATTCCATTGTTTTCCCAATATATTCAAAAGACCATGAATTAATTGGATATCAAGAAAGGGGAGTAGAGAAGAAGGAAATTTATAGCACTGGTTTTGTCAACACTCTTTTTGGTATGCAGTGGTTAGACCCAGAAGATGATGAAGTTTGGATTGCAGAAGGAGCATTGGATGCATTAATTTTGAAAAAATTTGGTTATAATTCAGTGGCAATAATGGGGGGATTAAGTCAAGCAAAATTAGATGCAATAGGTAGATTAGACTATAGAGTTTTTGTGATTGCTTTTGATAATGATGAAGCAGGAGATAGATATGCAAAAGAAGTAGCAGAAACTTTTTCAAATAGATTAGTAAAAAGAGCATTTTTTGAGAAGGGGGATGACCCGGCAGAGTTATGTGAGGATTGTGATTTTACTCAATGTAGAATGTGTTATGATGAATTTCCAGTAACATTGAAATATATGACATAGGGGGGTGAATTATGCAATCTACTTATCAAAGTTTGATTCCCTGTTCTCAATTACTGGATGAAGATGATTATGATGTATTAATTGATTTATATAAGAAAGAAAAGAGAAGGGATGAAATTGTGGCAAAGATTTTTTGTGATAATTATATATATTTGATAAATAGGGGGAAGAAGTACATATCCATAGAAGAGGAAGATAAAGCTAGTTTTGCATTAGAATCAATTCATGATGCATTAGAAACTCATGATGGTAGAGATATTAAGTTAATTACATTAATTGGATTTTATTATGAAAGAAAGTTGAAAAATACTATTGAGTATCAAAATAGAGAGAAAAGAAAAACTAGTAAGGATTTAGAAAGTACAGATATGTTGCAGGAGCAGGCAGTTAGGAATGAAGATTCAGTAGATGATTTAGGTTTTACATATAAACATAATTTGTGTGGAAATACAATGGGAACAGTTGATTTTAATAACTCTCTATTGAAGTTGAAAATCAAAGAATCAGAAATGCTATCTGATTTACAGAAGGAAATTTGTAAATTGATGTTAGAAAGCAATGGCACTATGACTTATCGTGAAATGGGAGAAGAGTTGGATATCAGTGGAGAATGGGTTAGAGTTCAACTTGAAAAAATAAAGGATAAAGAGTTATCGAAAATTTTATAAACTAGTTGATAAAATTAAGGTAAGTGCTGTATATTATGTATGGAACATAAAAATTATAAGGGGGTATTTACTTAATGGGTTTACAAGACAAATTTGATAAGTATTCAGGTGGAGCAGGAGCAGAATATTTTCATCTTGCAAATGATAAAGACACTGCTATAGTCAGATTTCTATATACAACAGAGGATGATGTTGATAAACATGGCAGTGTGGTTATTCATGATGTTGAGATTGATGGGAAAAATAGGAAGGTAAAATGTCTATTACAGAACTGTCCTTTGTGTGAAGCTGGTATTAAGAATAGAGCAAGGCTGTTGTTGCAGTTAATTGAGTATGATGAAGAGGGTAATAAGAAGGATGGGGGCAAGGTGAAGGTTTGGGATAGAGGAAAGAGAATTTTACCGGACATTATTGATATGCTCAATAGATATGCTCCACTCTACAGATTTACCACTGAAATTGTGAGACATGGAGAAAAGAATGACCCAAATACTCAATACAGATTATATCCACAATTGGATGATGAAAAGACATTTATTGAAGATACAGAAGAAGCAAGGGAAGAAATGAAAGAATTAAGAGAGGAAATAATTGGAGAAAATAATATGGTAATTGAGAGAGATAAGGAAGATTTGAAAAAGATTGCTGAAGGAACATTTACTTTTAATAATGGAACAAATGATGGTCAATCAGACACTGAAAAGACTAGTAGTAGAAATCCTGCAAGTTATTTTTAGGTTTGCATATATGAGGGGGTTATGGTTTTGGTGGTTGGGGGAGAGAAATCTCCCCCATAATCTATTTGTGAGGAAGGGGGACAAGTAGTGAGACACAGTTTGTTAGATGACTCTAAAAAACGAAATAAGAGATTAATCCAGAAATTAAAGAATAAGAAAAAGGCAAAAAAGACAGTAAGTACAAATAAATTAAAATTTCAACTTGATAAATTACATAGTAAGATTGATGAATATTTTGATGAAGATTATGAATATGACATTATTATGGACAGTCAGGAATTATACGACTATTTGACAAAGGGAGAAATTTATGGTCTTGACACAGAATCCGATACGATAAATGAACCTAATCCATTGGTTGACACAATGGTTGGGTTTTCTGCATATTCTAGAGAAAATGAAAAAGCTATATATGTTCCGACAAAGCATAAGAAAACCCACTTGATAACTCATGATTATAAGTACGATTATTCAAAACAGTTGTCAGAAGAAGAAGTAAAAGAAGTTATGCAGGAAGTTGATTCTAAATTTGTTCTTCATACTGCCACTTATGATAGCCGGGTATTCCTTAATTCAACTGGTTATTTTAATTTTGATTCCATAATTTGGGATGTGTTTTTAGCATCTATATATTTAAATGAACTTGAAAAACATGGATTGAAGGCACTATATGATAAGTATGTTAAGGGGTCGGGCAAGGAATCATTAGGATTCAAAGAACTTTTTGAGGATTTAGATTTCAGCATAGTTCCTCTTGATTTGGCAAAGTTATATGCTGGTAAGGATGCAGTGATGACACTGGAACTTTACTATTTTCAACTGGAGCATTTGCATCCAGAAGGGAAATATACAGAAGAGCATGAGTTGAAAGATGCAGGTCATTTCTTTGTTAATTGGGAAGTTCCTCTGATTAAACCAGTGGCAATGATGGAAGAAAGAGGGATGAATTTTGATTATGAGTATTCGCAGAAATTGAAGGAAAAATATGTTGAAAAATTAAATACAATTGAAAAAAGGATTCATGACTTTTTTGATAAATTAGATTTTTCAAAATTACCTAGAGAGAAAAAAGATAAATTGGGTGAACCAGTTAATATAGCAAGTCCCCAACAGATATCTATTATATTATATGATGTTTTAGGTCTTGATTATGAAAGCAGAACTACAGATGTAGATTGCTTAAAACATTTTGCTGGAAAATTGCATGGGGATAAAAAGAAATTTTTTGAAGATATGCTTGAGTATAGAACAGTAAGTAAGCTAATTAGTACATATATTGATAATCTACCAGAATTAGTTCATGAGGATGGGAAAATACACACCAGATTACATCAAATGGGGGCAAGGACTGGTAGATTTTCAAGCAGTGACCCGAATCTTCAAAATATCCCAAAGAAAAATAAGGAAATCAGAAGAATGTTTACTGCAGAAAAAGGTAAGGTTCTAATTTGTAGTGATTATTCTCAACAAGAACCTAGAGTTCTTGCATATATTTCTGGGGATGAAAAGATGATTGAAAGATACCAGCAAGACAGAAATTTGGATTTATACAGTTTGGTTGCTAGTATCATTTTTGAAGTTCCCTATAATAGCTGTCTAAAAGGGGCAGAGAATGAGAAATTTAGGACACTATGTAAGGCAATTTTGTTGGGGATAATGTATGGAAGGTCAATCGGGAGTGTAGCTGAATCATTAGGAAAAAGTTACAAGGATACAAAGAAATTATTGGATGAAATAAATAGAAGATTTCCCGGTATAGAATCAGCTATTCGTGGAGCAACAAGATTTTGTGAGGATAAAGGATTTGTGCAGACTATACATGGTCGGAAGAGAAGATTACCGGATATTCATTTACCAAAATTTGAAGTATTTGCAAAGGATGAAGGTAAAAGGCAGGAGTATCTTACAAAACTATGGAATACAAATAGTTTTAAAGAGATACAGAGATTGAAGAATCAGGCAAAAGCAGAGGGAATCCACATAAAAGATAACACAGGTTTTATAGCTAAAGCAAAAAGACAGGCTATTAACAGCATCATTCAGGGCAGTAGTGCAGATATGATTAAGAAGTCTATAGTCATGATTGAGGATAATCAAGATTTGAAAAATCTAGGATATGAATTATTGTTGACAGTGCATGATGAAGTTATCGGACAGATACCTTTTGAATGGGATAAGATAGAAAAGGCAAAGACAATTATCACTGATATAATGGTCAGAGCAGGAGAACCTGTAACTGTTCCAATGAAAGTTGACCATGAAGTTCAGTTTAGATGGAATGGGAAAAAATTGAAACCAGAGGGGGAGTAAGATGCTAAAAATACCTACTAGAAAATTGAAGGATGCTGTTGAAAAAGTAGGTAAGATGATTGGTAGTAATTCTGTTATGGAAATATGTAATTATTTAGAAATTATATATTTGGAAAATCAGTTGGTGATGACTGCCACTGATAAGACAATGGCAATTACTGTTGTAGTGGATATTGAAGAGCAGGATGAAGAGGATTTTGAAGTTGTGGTAGAGGGTAAGAAATTTTGTGATTTAGTTAAAAATAGCACTGTAGATACAATTAAGGTCACTCCAGAGGATTATCACTTAAAATTTGTTGGTAATGGAAATTATAAAATAAAGTATTTCAATAGTAGGTTTTTTGAATATGATGTAAGTCCAGAGTATGTGTTTGAACTTGATGGTGAGCAGTTATTGAAGATTATAAGCAGACATGAAGGCACTGTCTATGAAAAGATGGGAGTATTAGGTGGTTTTTATATCACAAATCAGGATATTGTCACTCTTGATAATAATAAAATGGCATTGACTCAAATGAGTTTATTTGATGAAGATGTGGAATTACTGATACCAGCAGAATTAATGGAGTTTGTCCAGCTATTTGATAAAAGCAGTCAAATAAAGTTGATGGTAGATGGTCAGAAAGTTCTATTTTCAGACAATAGTTTATCAGTTTTTGGTGGACAATTATATGGTATTGAAGAGTATCCTGATATATCTTCATATAAATCAATGGAATTTGAAAATTTTGCTAAAGTGGAAGTGGAGTTACTCAAGAAAAGTTTGAAGAGAGTGGGGCTTTTTGTAATAGAGGAAGATGAATTTGGGGTTAATGTTATGTTAAAAGATGGTGTTTTAAGTGTGTGGGACACAAAAAATCAGTCTCTGGAAGAAGTAGATTGTCTAGAGAGTGAAGGAACTTTTGATTGTACTGCATCTTTAACAGATTTACAGCTATTTTTGAAAAATATTGGGGCAAAGAATGTTATTTTGAAATTTGATGGGGGTAGAGCATTGAATATGACTAATGAGCATATTGAAACAAATTATTATAGTGCAATCATAAGAGACAAAGGGGGAAGATAAAATGAGTTTAGACACATTAGTGGAAAAATTAGCAACAAGGAGTAAAGATATACCAGATGAAGAGTATTTAGTTAATGCGATTAATGAAGTTACAGTGCAGGAGTTTGGTGGCAGAAAACCATCAACATATTACTCCCCTTCAGGATTGGATAAATGTTTAAGAAGTTTGTATTATAAAAGATTGGGAGTAGATATTGACCCGAATCCTGATATTGAAGTTAAGAATTGTGAAAAAGCAGAATCAGGGGAAGATAGGCATGAAAGGATTCAACAGAAGATAGTATTAGCTTCTGATAAATATGATTTTGATATTGTGTGGGTAGATGTGGAGAAATTTATTAAGCGTAGGGGTTTGGATTATCTAGAAGTAGTTTTTAAAGATGAATATGAAGTTCTTTTGCTAGATAATAGATTTGATTTAAGATTTAGGATTGATGGGTTGGTGAAAATAAAAGGGAGATATTACATAATTGAGATAAAAACTGATAATCCTGATTTCTGGCAGAGAAGAACCTATGTTTCAAAGTGGCATAATATGCAAGGGTATTGTTATGCATTGAGTCTCCAGTTGGATACTATTATTTATCTGTATGAAGAAAGGAAAGATTTTCAAAAACAACCATTGGTTAAGAAAGTTTCTGAAGAAGAGAAGCAGAAAGTTGTGGAGAAAATAAATAAGACAGAGGATTACATACAAAATGAAGAATTACCACCGAAAGATATAAGTAAATGCATGTTTTGTGATTATAAGATTAAATGTAAGGAAAATTATAATCCAAAGGAAGGTGATAATAATTAATCTTTTTGAAAGAGATATAAGTGATAGTCTCACTAGGTTGGAAGATGTGATGTGGGGAATGAGGATTCCTGATAGTTCTTATGGGAAGAAACCATCTGCTTGTGATTTTTTGGTGTTGAATTATGGATTGTTGATGGGGGTTGAATGTAAAATGATTACAGATGGAAGTAAAAGTTTCCCCTTTGATAAAATCAGTGAAAATCAGGTAGAGGGGTTGAAAAGAATAAATGATTGTGGGGGAAAGGGGCTTCTGTTGTTTAATTTCAGGTGGATGGGGTCAGGAAAGTGCAAGGGCAAGGTATTTTGCATAGATATATTAGAGTTTTTGTATCTTGAGCATGCTTTAGATAGACAATCTATACCACTGGATTATTTTCAACAAAACACTCTTGAATTACCAAAGCTAGAATTAGAAGAGGGATATGGTTGGGATTTAAGGGTGTTAAAATAAGGGGGAATATGTATAATGATGAATGTTGATAGAATTAGAGGATTATTGAATAATTTACATAATAAATCAGAAAGAGTCCATGCTCTTGTTGATGGTATTATTGGGGAATTTATTGGTGATATGGATTTATATTTAGAAGAAGTCCGGCAAAAGGTAAACAATGGAGAAGTCAGTGATGGTGAATTAGAGCAGATAACAATACGATTACCATTAATGATTTATTTTGCTAATGATAGGTTAGAGGATTTAGGTCTGGAAGGAGATATTGCAGAAGCTGTAAAGAGTGAAGCATTTGGTGAATCTTATCTATCAGCAGAGGGGACAATTCCAGAGAGGGAAAGCAGAGCAGAATTAGATACATTGGAAGAGGATTTAATTGAAAAAGCGTACAAAAGAGCATATAAAAAATTGAAGTCTAAAATAGAGAAGGCTGAAAGCGTATATACTGGAGTTAAAAAAGTTTTAGATAAGAGAGCAAGAGAAGTGGGATTATCTATGATGTCTCAAAATAATGTGGGATACAGAGATAATGAAGGGGGTTAATGGATGTCAAAACTTGAGCAGGCAATAAACAAAATTAATAAAAAGTCAGGTTCTTCTCTTATAATGGAGAAATTTGATTATAGTAACATTCAGAAAATACCATTTCCTTCTCCCAAATTAAATTGGCAGTTATATGGGGGATTACCTTTGAAAAGGATAACAGAGATTGCCGGAGAAGCAGGGTCAGGAAAAACAACAACTGCATTAGGATTTGTGGGACAGGCACAAAAAATGTTTCCAGAGAAAAGAGCATTATTTATTGATGCTGAATATACATTAGATTTGGATTGGGCTGAAAAGTTGGGGGTTGATACTGAAAATTTGCTTCTTATGAGACCGGAAGTCACTACTTCAGGTGAAGATGTTATGGATTACATAATGGAATTAACTTCTACAGAAGAATTATCTGTGATTGTTTTGGACAGTTATCCAGCACTGACTCCATCAAATCAAATGTCGAAAAGTGTTAGTGAAAATACATATGCTGGTTTGAGTCTCCCATTTACTAAATTTTGCCGGGATATAATAAAGTTGCTCCAGCGATATAATACTAGTTTATTCATAACTAATCAGGTTAGAGAAGATATGAATAATCCATTTAATCAATATAGAACTCCCGGTGGTAAGGCTTTTCAGCATTATGGAGCATTGAGATTATTTTCAAAAAAGGGCAGTATGTTAGACTCTGATAATAAGGAAATTTCAAGAAATGCAGAAAGACCAGCAGGGCATTTAGTCAATATAAAAATTGTAAAGACAAAAGTCTCAAAACCTAACAGACCATTTTCAAGTTATACTTTGAATTTTATGGAAGGGATTGATGTGATACAGGATACAATTGATACTGCTGAAAAATATGACATTATTGTTAGGGCTGGAGCATGGTATAGGATAATTGACCCGGACACAGGGGAGATTTTACAGGATTCAGATGGGGAAGAGTACAAATATCAAGGGAAGGCAAATTTAAGGCAGGCACTGAAGGAGAATGAGGATGTGTTTCAAATGGTATCTGATAGAGTTAATGAGAAAATCTTGAATCCTGCTTGATATGGTAGGGGTTTCTGCTGTATATTATAATGAGGGGTGATAGTGTGGATAAAAAGATAGAAGAGCAACAATTAACAGTGGATGAAAAAAGAGCAAGGGCAATGAAAAAAGCTAATGAGCAGATGAAAGAAATGGGCAAGGTAGTTGAGGAAAATTTATTAGAGGAAGAAAATGAAGAGGAAGAGAAAAAATGTCTGCAAGAGTGGTTAGAAGATTATAAGGTCGAAATTTTGAATCCCGGAAAAGCTAATGATTTAGAAATTGATTTAACAAAGAATGAATTTTTAGATTTATTAGGTAGAGTAACTATCAGAATAAAACATGATTCTAAATTAAGAAAGGAGTGGAATGTTTGAGTAGAGAAATAAGCAAACCCCATGAAGAGAAGGTAGCAAGTATTATTCGGATGGTGGATGAATCAGCTTATGTTGTTAAAAGCAGTGGGGCTTGTGATTTTCATGATGGTGATGTTAAATTTAAAGCAGGACTGGTAGAGTGTAAAACAATGAAAAATCCTCAAAAACAGCAGACAATTAAGAAGGAAGATTTAGAAAAATTAGAGGAAGAAGTTTTCAGGAATAGTCTGGACATTGCCACACTTGCATTTAATTTTGGTGATTTGACCGGGAAGGAATATTTTATTGTGGAAGAAACTGATTTCATAAATATGCTTTATGCTTATTTGAAAGGAGAAGATAAAGAATGATAGATGAAAATGAAAATATTGATTGGGAACTTGTTTGATGTATTATACAAGATTATTGAAAAAGAAGGGAGTCACATAATTGGAATCAGAAAATAAGATATGTACTCCGGTTGATATAAGATATAAAAATAGGATTTTAGGGGTGGATTTATTTCAGGTTTATTTTATTGATGAAGATTTTGTTATTTTACAATTTGAAGATTACATTGCGAAACGAACTTTGATACAATCATTAGATACTATTTTATCTATATATGAAATATAAGGGGGAAAAGATGCGAATGAGTACATTAGCTGTGAAATATAGACCAAAAACATTTTCAGATGTGATTGGTCAGGATGTAATTGTGGAGATTTTGAGTAAACAACTAGAGAATAATGATGTGGCATCTGGATATCTTTTTAGTGGGAGCAGTGGCATTGGTAAAACTACTGTCGCAAGAATTGTGGCAGATAGTTTAAATGCCGATATAAAGGAGATAGATGGGGCTAGCAACAACAGTGTTGATAACATAAGGCAGGTGAGAAGCGACACAAGGCTGAAATCCATAAGCAGTGATTGGAAGGTGTATATCATTGATGAAGCACACATGCTTTCTAAAGGGGCATTTAATGCACTTTTGAAAACACTGGAAGAACCACCGGAAAATGTAATGTTCATTCTAGCAACAACAGAACCCGAAAAGATTCCAAAAACTATTCAGACCAGACTCCAGCATTTTAAATTTTCAAGATTGAACTGGAAAGACATAAAAGGTAGATTGGCAGAAATTGCAGAGGAAGAGAATATTGAAGTAGAAGAAGAGATACTTGATTATATAGCAAAAGTGGCAGATGGTGGGGTTAGGACTGCAATCAATCTACTGGAGAAAGCTATACAGTTAGATAGTGTTACTGTTCAGGTCATCACAGAATTGTCCGGTGCTGTGGAGTACAAGGATGTTTTCAAGCTGTTGGCAACTCTAATAGAGGGTCAAGCAGACCAGTTAATACAATTGATTGAATCCATGTATGAAGCAGGGAAGAATCTTGAGAAATTTATAGAACAATGTTGTTATTTCACAACTGATTTAGCTAAATACGCTATGTTCAGGAATTTTGAATATGTTAAAATACCGGCAGTTTATGAAGAAGATTTATTGAAGTTGCTGGATATTGTTAAAAATAATGATGTGAAATTAAGGGAGTTATTTAATCAACTGAATCAGTTACGATATGATTTGCGATATGAAAATGATAAGAAAATATTAATAGAAGCAGTGTTACTGCAGATTGGGGGATAAGATGATAGGTCAGAAAAGATTACTTAAAAAAGAGTTTCCTCAATTTGTGATTTTGATTGGGAAAGCAGGGAGTGGGAAGAAAACTTTAGTCAGGGAGAAATTTGATAATCTGGTAGAGGGATTTTCAAAAGTGGATGATGTTAGATGGATAATAGAGGATTCTAGGGATTTGGTTGACATGAGGACATATCTTCTAGATGGTAATGAAATGACATATCAAGCACAAAATGCTCTTTTGAAAATAACAGAAGAACCCAATGAGAAAACCCGAATCATTTTAACAGGGAGATTTCAGAAACAATTCCTAAACACATTATTATCAAGAGCAACAATTTTTCACATGGATACCTATAGTAAGGAAGAATTGATGAATTTTACCGATAAACCAGAATTAATTGGTATTTATGGAACTCCGGGACTATTGGTTCAATATGATGAAGAATTAGTCTATATGGTAGAAAAATTGGCTCATAGCATTAAATCAGGTACTATATCCCAAATGTTTGAGGGAATTGACTCGATAAGCGAATTTTGCTCTATATATGGTGTTAAGTCACCAATAGTTATGAAAACACTAAAATGGCAGTTTCGGAAAAATCCTGAAGCAATCCGGTTAATTTCAAAATCAGAGTATTATGCGATAAAAAACTTTAATTTCATATTTGAGGAATTGGTCATTAAGATAAGGGGGGTTGTAGGGTGAATTTTAAGCAGTTTCAAAAATTAGATTTTAATGAGTATAAAGAGAAATATTTGTTAATCGGAAAAAATCCATTGTCTGATATAGTAGAGGATATGTATTTTGATGATTACAAGATATTGGATGATACAGAGATACCAAAAAGAGAGGGGTTCACTGATAGTGGGTTGTTGATATTGGGAAGTCAGGATGTATTAGGAGAAGATTTTTCAGAGTTGGATTTTGGGAGTTTTGGGAGTAAAGTTTTGATTCAGATTCCAGCACATTTGTATGACAGGAGAAGGAAAATATTCAAAAATGCTAATGATGATGACATAATTGACACAACTGCAGATGGCAATAAAGATTTATTGATTGGCAGGATACAGCAAAAACTAAAGGTAACTAAACCATCTGCAATTAAATTATTTGAAGCATGTTCAGGGGTCAATGATATATTTTGTAGGATTGACCAGTTTAAGTATCTAGAACCAGCAGAAGTTGAAAGTATAATTGACAGTTTATTTGTGTATGAGGATTACTTAATTTTTAATTTGATTGATGCTATTCTGACTGGAAAAACAGAGGATGGTGAAACTCCTTTTGATATCTACGAAAAGCTAGAGGATGAAGATTTTAAATTGATGTATATGCTGACAAAGCAGGTCAAGAACATAATGATTTGTAAGGATTTCATGATAAATGAAACTAATGAAAATATTTCAAATAAATTCGGTATCCATCCTTATCAGGTAAAGATTTTCAAATCACAGGCTGGAACATTTTCAATGGAAGAGTGGGAAAAGATATTTCTGTATTTATGTACAGTAGAAAAGGACATGAAAAGGGGCAAAATAACACCAAAGTTGGCACTGAATTGGGTTATAATGTATATTTCAAATTTGAGAAGGTTTTAGGTCTGGGGGTGATTGGTATTGTCTAATCATGAACTATTGAATTTAGCAGACTATACAAAAAAAGATGTGATACGATATCTGTTGAACAATTATACAAGATTGAGAAGCATGGTTGACAGGGGGGATAGTGTAGCACATAGCATAATAATGGATTTGAATTGTTGTCTGGAGCATGAATATTTACAGGACACACAAAGAGAAGCATTAATTGATTTTTACATAAAACAATACAGGCTGACAGAGTTAGCTGAAGATTATAAATTAACTCCGGAAGGAGTGAAATATAGGATTCAGGGTGGGATAAATAGAATTTATGAACTATTGAATAATAAATGTGAGTATAAGTTATATGGGAAGGGAGTGAAGAAAAATTAGTGATTTGAAAATTGAGATTAAAAATGTATCTGATACTTCAGATGTTAAAGTGGTGGAGATAACAAAAATTGATATGGATATAATTGGTTATGATTCTATAATTGTTTTTACATTAGATAATGGTGAAAAACTTGAATTTGCTGGAGAAGATTTAGCTAGAGCAGTGACAGCATTAACTTCTTAATAATTGAAAGGGGCTGATAATATAGTGGACAAAAATGTGCAGAAATTATTGGAGTCTAGATATTTCAGAAATCAAGAAACCAGTTGGGAAGAATTAGTAGAAAGAGTTGTCAATTTTGTATGTTTAGATGAAAATTATAAAAGCAATTATTTTAACATAATAAAAAACAGATTTTTCATCCCTAGCAGTCCATGTTTGATGAACTCCGGGATAATCAATCAATTATCCAGTTGCTTTATTGTAGATGTGGAAGAAGATACAATGGATGAAATAATGAGTACAGCTTCAGAATGTGCAAAGATTTTTCAGAAAAATGGAGGTAAATTTATTGCTTCCCTTCAACAGTAATGTTGATGCTTGAAAATCGGTTAATTCGGTGGAAGCCTAAACTCTATAATAGAGCATGGTAATACCGAGCCGAGCCTATCAATAGCAGGCAAAAAGAGGAGGTGGAAAAGATGAGAAGAATATCTGATTTTATTGAAAATATAAAAGATGATTATTTTATAGTCAGAAGTGGCAATATTTATAGATTGAAATATGATGTGGAAAAATACATAAAAGCAATTGATTTGAGAAGAAGAGGATTGACTTATAAGCAAATATCCAATAAATTGGGGATATCACAGACTACTTTATTTAGAAGAGTAAATAATTATCCGGAGCATCCATATAAAATGCTGACTCCAACTTATGGCTCTGAAGGATACAGAAAAATAGGGCTGTATAATAAAGAAGGAGACCAGATTTATTTTAGAGTTGCAAGGTTGATGGGCTATTGTTATCTAGGGCTACAGAAAAATAGTGATTTAGTTGTAAATCATAAAAATGGAGTTAAAGATGATGATAGGATTGAAAATTTAGAAGTGGTGACAATATCAGAGAATATGAAGCATGCAATAAAAGAGTTGGGGTATAATCCTCTTGACAATTTAGGAGAATATGCTATTGGTAGGAAGGTGTAACGACTATCCCTTTTGGGAGTAAGGCAGAGCTTATCTCTGCTTGAAAAGCCGATTATCCTGTAAAGGATAAAGATATAGTCTAGTCCCTTTTAAAAATACTGTGAAAACAGGGGTGTTATCGGTGGGGTTTTCATTGGGAACTTTGAGACCAAATGATACTGAACTCCTATCCAGTGATGGAAAATCTTGTGGAGTCACAGGATTTATGGAAATTTTTGATAAAATTGCAGATGTGGTGACAAGAAATAATAATCGGAAAAGTGCTATAAAAATTGATTTACCTATTTGGCATCCCGATATTTTAGAATACATAAGTATTAAGGATGATACTGATAGATTAACCAGAATGAATATATCAGTAATGGTTACAGATGAATTTATGAAATGTGTAGAAAATGATGAATTATACTCATTAGAATTTCCAGATTATGAATGGGATAAAGAGAAGTATGATGAAGAATGGGATGGAGATTTAGAATCATGGAAAGTTAGTGGGGGAAAAGTAAAAGTTTACAAAGAAATACCAGCAAGAGACTTATATAATGAAATTATGGAGCATGCACATAAAACAGGTGAACCCGGCATTTCTTTTCAAGATAATATGAATTTAGACAATAACTTGCATCATTTAGGAAAAATTAAAAGTACAAATCCCTGCAGTGAATTTACTTCAATTCCTTATAATTCTTGCAATTTAGGGAGTATCAATTTATTTAATATTTTCTTGAAAAGTGTGGTGGATGCACATAATAAAGAGCAGGGAAGTTTTAAAGATTTTGATAGGGAGCATGCTTTATCAGTAGCAGAGCAATATATGGATAATGGAGACTTTGATTTTAATTCTTTGATGGGTAGTTATTTTTATGATAATATTGAGGATGTAGTTACTATTGCTGTCAGGTTTTTGGATGATATGATATCTGTCAATGAACTTCCACTGGAGAAAATTCAGGAAATAACAGATGGGTCAAGACCAATTGGATTAGGAATCATGGGATTAGCTGATTTTTTTGCAATGATTGGGGTTAGGTATGGTGATGAAGAATCTAACTTATTTGTAGATGACATTTTCCGAACTATGAAAATCAGAGCAGAACAGACATCTGAATTAATGGGTTCAGAAAAAGGAACTTATCCTCATTATTCAGGATTAGAAATTAAAAAAAGAAGAAACAGTCATTTATTATCAGTTGCTCCCACTGGTAGTATCAGCATAATTGGGGAAACTAGCAGTGGAATTGAACCAAATTTTGCATGGGTTCAATCAAGAAAATTGGCAGATGGTGAAATTTTCTATTCTGTGAATTCAGTATTGGATTTTTATATCCAGCATCATGGATTAAATAGAGAAAAGATAATTAAACAGATTTCAGAGAATCAAGGAAAGATACCAGAGGATATGAAAAAGGATTTAGGTATGGAGCATTTTGTAACAGGGACAGAAGTAACACCACAGGAACATTTAGAATTATTGGCAATTGCAACTACACATGTTGATTTGAGTATAAGCAAGACAATTAATTTTCCACCAGATGCAACTGTGGAAGATATAAAAAATGTATATATGGATGCATGGAAAAAAGGAATTAAATGTGTAACAGTATATAGACAAGGAAGTCGGGATGATGTTGTGGTTGGTGGAGAATGTACTGAAGAACTGGAAAGAGGATATATCGTAGAAGCACAAGAGGAAGCATTTTCAAAAAGATTTAAACTCCAAACTGGTTGTGGGACATTATATTTAAATGTGGTTTTTGATGATAATGGTAATATCATTGAAGTTTTTAATACAACTAGTAATGGGGGATGTTCAATTTTTACTGAAGCGACATCAAGATTAATTTCTCTTGCATTAAGAGGGGGAATAGATTTAGAAGATGTTCTTGACCAATTATATTCTCCTAATGCTTGTGCTAGTTATCAATATAGGAAAGGTAAGAAGGGGGATGTCAGTCAGGGAAGTAATTGTGCATCTGCTATTGCCAATAAGTTGAAGAAGTATGTGAATCAAAAAGAGGATTTGCATACAGTGGAAGAAGCAGAAGAAGAGAGAAATCAATCATCTACTAGTTGTCCTGAATGTGAGAATCATCTTGAAAATAAAGATGGTTGCATTAGTTGCAGTGTGTGTGGATGGTCGAAATGTAGTTGATATAGTGGGATTTGAGAGAGACCGGGCATTTATCCAGTAATGTCCGGTCTTTTTTATTTTAGGGAAAAGAGAGATGTATGAATAATTATAAATATGGTGAATAAACAGGAATAAATAGGAAGATAAAGTCATAAACAGGAAGAAATCGAACAATAAGTTTAAAAAATGCCGAAAAAAAGTTGAAAAAAATTTTTATAGGGGATAAATCCCTTCATTTCCGGGTTTATTTCGCACTATTTTACTATGTTTTTTGACTTTTTGCCGAAATTATGTTATAATAGTAGTAGAGAAGGTAAGAGAGAGGGACAAAAAATTCAAGGGGGTTATAAAAATGTTATCAAAAAAAGAATTAAAAGAATTAAAAGAAAACAAAAGTTTAAGTTTAGGTATAATTAAAGGCATAAGAATTAAAGAAGTTATTAATCAGATTAAAGAGGAATTGAATATTATTGTTAGTAATAAGTATGTAATAGATAATAGTCAATATTATCAAGCTGATATATATCATAACAACAAATTTTATAAATTATTTATTCACTAAAAAAGGAGTGATTACTATAAAAGATATATTAATATTACTTGCTGGTTATGATATTATTAATGTTGGTGTTGTTGGTGTTATGTGGTATTTATTCTTTTTCTCTTTTCTGCCCCGATATTATAATTTAATAGACTA